GAGGAAGATGGTCTTCACTATTGGGAAGTTGAAAACACATCCATAACATTAGCAACTGATCAAACAGAATATACTATATTTAGATCTTCTGCAGAGGGAGCATCTAACGGCGTTACTACAACTTTATCAGCAGGTATAAATAGTAGTGTAACAACTATACCTCTTACGGCTGTAACAAACATGCCATCATCCGGTAAAATTAAAATCAACGATGAAATAATAGAATACACATCTATTTCTGGAAACAATATTATTTGTCCAGCTTCTGGACGTGGAGCAGATGATACAACAGCAGCATCGCATACTAGTGGTGATGCAGTAACTAATTTTGTTAATGGTGCTGATGATATTTTAGAAGCTAGTTTTAGAAACGATAGCAGCATAGATGTGCCTTTAACAAAAATAGCTAGATCAGCATATCAAGCCCTATCAAATAAATCTTCTACAGGTCAACCATCACAATATTTTGTACAAAGATTTATAGATAAAATTACAATTAATTTATATTTAACACCTGGATCAACTGAGAATGGTAAATTTTTAAATTTCTTTTTTGTAAAAAGAATACAAGATGCAGGCGCATATACAAACGGAGCAGATGTTCCGTATAGATTTGTACCTTGTATGGTTTCAGGTTTAACATATTATTTATCTCAAAAATATGCACCACAAAGAACACAACAATTTAAATTATTTTATGAAGATGAATTCCAAAGAGCTTTATCAGAAGATGGATCATCTTCTAGTACATTCATTACACCTAAATCTTATTTTACGGAGACTAACTAATGGCTGTTGGTAAGTATTCAAAATTTATATCTGACAGATCTGGTATGGAATTTCCGTATAAAGAAATGGTTATAGAATGGAACGGTGCTAGAGTTCATACTTCAGAGTATGAAAAAAAACACCCACAACTAGAACCAAAAAGATTTGTAGCAGAACCACAAGGTTTACGTAATGCAAGACCAGATAGAGTTGAGCCTGCTGTTGCAAGAATGTTATCTGCAGATCCATTTTCAATAACTAGTGGATCAACTACGATAACTGTTACAGATATAAATCATGGAAGATCTACAGGTGACACAGTAGTATTTAGAAACGTAGATGGATCTTTAGGTGGAGTTGCACCTTCTGCTTTTGAATCTGCATCTGGTTTTTCTATTACAGTTACAACAACAGATAAGTATACATTTACATTAGGATCAACACCAACTATAACAGAAGATTCAGGAGGAATGACAGTTACAGCAGGACCCGTAACTTTAACACCATAATATGGCATACACTTTAGCAAACTTAAGAACTGATATTAGAAACTATACTGAAGTAGATAGTAGTGTTTTATCTGACACTATATTAGATACAATTATAAAAAATGCAGAAAATAGAATATATAGAGAAATAGATACTGACGACAACAGAGTGTACGCTACATCAACTTTAGTTAATGGTAATAGATATGTAACTATACCATCTGATTTAAGAAACATTAGATACGTTCAATTAAAAGATACAAACGTGACTCCAAATGCACAGACATTTTTAGAAAAAAAAGAAGCTAGTTATATGGCCACTTTTTATGACACGCCTTCAACTGCATCTGGTATTCCTAAATACTATGCAAACTGGGATGCTAATTTCTGGGTAGTGGCACCTACCCCAAATGCAACTTATGAAATAACTTTGGCTTATATGAAGCAGCCATTTAGCATAACTAGCACAACTCAACCAACGACAGTTAATCCAGCCTCTACGGTAGGAACATATTTATCAAATAAATATCAAGATTTACTTTTATACGCATGTCTCGCAGAAGCATATGGGTACTTGAAAGGTCCCACAGATCTGTTACAATACTATGAGATGTCTTATAAGAGATCAGCAGCTTCATATTCGATAGAACAAGAAGGTCGAAGAAGAAGAGACGAATATCAAGATGGTGTTATTCGTAATGTTATTAAATCACCATCACCGTAATAAGGAGATAAAAAATGGCAAATGTAGTACCACATAGTTTTAAAAGTGAATTACTTTCAGGAACGCATAATTTTGCAAATGGAGGAGACTCTTTTAAATTAGCTTTGTACACAGCCGGATCTGGTTCACCTTACGCACCCACTGATACAGCTTATTCTTCATCAGTTTCTAATGAAGTTAGTACTAGTAGTCCTAATGTTGGATACACAACTGGAGGATTGCAGTTACAAAGTCAAGCGGTTGCGACTGGAACAGGAACGGCAACAGTTGATTTTGCAAATTTAAATTTTCCAAGCTCAACTTTTAGTGCAGCTTATGGAGTTATTTATAATGATGATAAATCAGATAAGTTGTGTGTAGTTTTAGATTTTGGTGGAACAAAGACAGCAACCAATGGTGACTTCACTATTGTATTCCCTGATCCGAGTACACCAGCAAATGCGATTATTAGTTTAACATCGTAATAGGAATATAACATGGCGTTTATACTTAACGATAGGGTTAAAGAAACCTCTACGACTACAGGAACAGGTGCGTTCACCTTAGCTGGAGCTGTATCAGGTTTTGAAACTTTTTCTGCAGGAATTGGTGGAAGTAATACAACATACTATTGTATTTTTCGTACTGGTACAACACAATTTGAAATTGGTTTTGGAACTTTAAATTCAGGGGCAAGCACATTAACTAGAACTTATATTATCTCTAGTTCTAATAGCGATGCTGTTGTTGATTTTGGTTCAGGATCAAAAGATGTTTTCTGTACAGTACCAGGTTCAAAAATTAATCTTCCTTTTCCAGAAGAAAATGCTTCTTCGTCGGCGCCAAAAATAATTACCGTAAAGGTAGCAGCTAAATCTGGTAATCACCCATATCAAGGTGCGGGTTCTAGTAATGCGTATTATTTAGGTGGATTAGAGGCACCTGCTTTGAGACTAACTGGTGTAGATGCATCAAACTCAGCTTATGCACAATACTATAGATTCGATCAATCAGACTCATCAAACAGTGGACATCCTTTAAGATTTTATCTAGAATCAGATAAGTCTACAGCTTACACAACAGGTGTAACTACAAATGGAACTCCAGGTAGTTCTGGTGCATATACACAGATTGCTGTCGATGAAACAACTCCAAATATTTTATATTATCAATGTTCATCTCACGCTTACATGGGTAATCATGTAACCAATATAAGTAATAAAATTAATTCAAACTTAGTCACAATAGGTAATGTGACTGTTGGATCACAGCTAAAAATGCCTGATAATACTTCAGGAAAAATACTAGTTGGAGATGGCACTAGTTATCAAGAAGTGGCTGTATCAGGAGATGCAACACTAGCTAGTAATGGAGCTTTAACAATATCAGGAGGAGTAACTGCAGGTTTCGTGATTGCAATGTCGATCGCTCTGTAGTAAATAAGGATTATGGCACAAAATTTTAGAAATTATTTAACAAGAAACACGGGAACTTCAGCAGTAGATGCATTAGGTGGTGCTGCAAATAGTTTTGATACTTTAATTAGTGTTAGAATGGCTAACACAACAACTTCAACAATTCAAGTTGATGCTTTTATTAAAAGATCATCAACTGATTACTATTTAATAAAAAATGCACCAATCGTATCGGGTGGATCATTAGAACTAATTGACGGAGGTTCGAAGATAGTTCTTGCTTCAGGAGATCAGTTGTATGTACAATCAGACACTGCTTCTTCTTTAGATACTATCGTTGGCGCTGTAGACGATATAAGTACATAGGAGAATACACTTGGCTTACTTAGGTAACAGACCCGCAGAAAGTTTTGCTAGTTTTGAGAAACAAGTATTTACAATTGTAAATTCTCAAACTGCATACACTTTAAGTCATAGCGTTACAAACGAAAATGATATTAGACTTGTAGTAAATTCGGTAGTTCAAGAGCCTGGATCAGGTAAAGCATATACTGCATCTGGTACTACACTTACTTTATCTGCTGCACTTACAAATGGTACAGATACTATGTACTGTGTGTTTCTAGGCAGAGCTTTACAAACTGTTAATGCACCAAACGCATCTGTTGGAACTGCACAACTTGGCAGTTCTTTAGATTTTTCTAGCAAAACAATAACACTTGCT